CCTCAAGGTCTACTTCAATTTCAGACTCGTCAGAGTCTCCTATATCAATTTTCTTTTCTTCACTTATATCCATAGCGTGATCTCCACGTGTTAATTCTATACATGTTTAATGTCATCGGGATCCATAATTGTAGCTATAACTTCGTCATCATTTATAATACGAACTTCGCCACCATCAATTTTAAATCGAGCACCAGCATATCTGCCAATACATATCCAATCACCTTTTTTGCACCAAGGCGAAGCGTCTTCTCCAAACTTGTTAGGATCTTGGTACGCTAATGGTCCAACCTTTAAAACATATGCTACAACAGTAGCCAATGCTTCACGGTCACGGATTTGATCTGGGATTAAAATACCACCATCACTGGTTGCTTTACCCGCATATGGCATAACTAATATACGCCATCCAGTGGGTTGAGGTAGTCTTTCACTTAGGGAAACATCTAACAAAGAAGGATCGAGAACTCTCTCATCTTTTTTAACGTAAGCACTCTTTTTTTTCTCTTTCTCTTTCTCAGCTACATGTTCTGGTACATATAGTTTTTTAGTCATTCTTTCTCCTGTTGTTCTAAGAAGTCTTTAATTTCTTGCTCTGCATATTCAAGCCCTTTTAACTCACCTACTAATTCTCTGTAGGCTTCTAAGTCTTTAGGTCTACCGTGAAGGATAGCATCCTTTGTTAGTTCTGCACGGCCTTGAATTGATTTTAGGACGTTATAGGCAAACGTAGTTGGGTCTGCCATTAAAACGTACCTTTAAAATTCCTTGGTTTAGCTGTACTTTTCTTTATCTCTTTAGGGGTAGGTATACCTAAAAGATCCCCCATTCCCATCGCTGCTTTATTTGCCGCTATAGCTTTTTTAAGAGCGGCTGGATCACTTTTAGCAGATCCGCCTTTATTATAGCCAAAGCTGTATCTTTCATCATTAGGTACAACAGAAAAAGTTCCGTCTGGGTTTTGCATAACCACAGTGCCGCCCCCTTGTTGATCTTGTAGGGCCTCTGCTTGTTTCCTAGTTGCTACTTTACTAGGAAGTTTAGGAGCACCGCCCTCTTGAAAAGACATTCGGCTAGGCTTGTTTAATTCATCAGAATAAGCTTGAGCTTCATCCTCTTTAACAAATTTAATATTATCTGGCATTAGAATACCCTCGTTTTTTTGGCCATACCGCCATCGTTGCGTTTCATGTACATTTCTTCGGCACGGGCGCGATCTTGATCAGACATAGTTTTAGAAGATTCGTTGAGCATTTTCTCCATCATCATTTCTTCAACACGGGCGCGATCTGCATCGGATATAGTTCTAGAAGATTCGTTAATTTTCTTCTTCATCATAGCCTTTGCACGGGCGCGATCTTGATCAGATATAGTTCTAGACATTAAAAAGTTCCTTTCCCATCGTTATCGTTAAAAGTAAAACCTTTAACTTGAGCGGGAGGAGTTCCTTGAATACGAGCCATTCCGCCATGTGCATAACCCATGATTTCAGCGTTACCACCTTTATTCATTTGTTTTGCTGTATTCATAAGGTTTTTTGCTCTTCCCTTAGAAATTCCCATTTGATCAGACATTTGTTTAATTCCAGCCATTTTACTCTCCTTGTTTTGTAATAACAGACTTTAAGTGGTTTTTCTAGTTCTTTTTTTTCTAACAGACTTAACCCTACGTGGTTTACCCGCAGGTTGCCCTAGTCTTTTCTTTTGGGCTATTCTAGACTTCTTTTCAGAAGGCGTAAGTTCACGGGCGGTTTTAGGTGTCTTGCTTGAAACTCGTTTACTTGGCCTACAATAAGGAGTTCCTCTTTTCTCTCCTTTTTTTCGGCCACACGGCTTACCCGTTTTTACGTCAATCCAACCTTCTTTAAACCAACGTTTAAGAGATGCTCCTTCTTTAGTTTTACGAACAGCCATTAGAATACTTTTACTTTTCGACCACTGTGTTTAGGAAGAACAGCACCGCAGCCGTTTGTTCTAATAATACCGCCCGTTTTTCTTTTAGCTGATTTATTACCCCAGTTACTTGCTCCAACCTTTCTACACTTAGCAATTGCTCCAGACGCATAAGCAGAAGGAAAAACTTTGTACCTTGCTTTTACTTTACTATAACAAGCATCTTTAGTAGCCATAACTAATCCTTACTATAAAGGTTGTCAAAAGTCACAGAAGGATCCATATAACTGCCATCACTCTCAGCATTATGCATCCATTGACTTGGTTTAAAATCAGGCGCTCCTTCACCAGTTTCCCAAAGAGCGGGACTTGTTGTTCTGACTCTATTATTAGGCAATGCGATAATGTTTCCCGTCCAACTACCAGCATCTGTTAACTCAATAACATGACTTTGCTTATGTTGCGCTGGATCGTCAGCAATATCTGATTCTGTGTAATCAACTGTAAACATATACTTGCCTGTATAAAAATCTCCGTCAATCTTACAAATCCAAGGACTTGAACTAGTTCTATCATACTTAATAACAGAATGATAGTGAGAGCTACAATCCCACGGTTGAGCATGGTGTGTAACCATTCTATCTGGCCACTCATCTAAAGGGGTATCGGCAACTAAAGCCGTTATAGGCATTCTAGCCCACATAGCCCCACCATGAACATTTTCCTCGTCCGTATTGTCACTTTCGCATCCAGTAAATATCAACTGAAAACTTAAACACCTATCTGGAACCGTAGTAACTGCAACTGCCATGGCATGAAGATATTCTCCATGATACTTCTCATGATTATGCGTAAACTCTCTTCGCACCCAGCATTGAAAATGCGGGATGTTGCTTTGTAGGTAAGGCATTAAGCTCTTTTTCTGCCCGCACCGCCTTTGGCATAGCCTTTTTTCTTCATGCCCACACCGCCTTTGGAATAGCCTTTTTTCTTGCTCATGCCTCCGCCCATCATTTTCTTACGAGTTCCACCTTTTTTCTTCATCATAATCTTTTCCTTAGTTGTTAAGTTTTAAATTAGCACTTCCATCTCTTCCTAGCTTGCCGTAGTCTGCTATTAGGGTTCTTAGCGGCTTTAGGAAATTTCTTCATTTGACCAGCGGATCTTGCACAATAGGACTTACGCCTATTAGCTGCTTTGGACCCTTTCTTCACTTTTCCAGTAACTGCGGTCTTTAACTTAGATCCTGGATTTTTTTTACGATAGGCTTTTACCCCTTTAGCCGTCATTCCCGCTCCACTTTTGGTAGGGCGGTAGTTTGCTCTTTTTCCTTTGGTAGTTCTTTTAATAGGGGTTTCTCTTTTTCTTGCCATGACGGTGTTCGCCTATCCCATTCGTTTCACGTGAAACAATCAAAAAACATTTTCCACATTGTCTACTCCTTATTCACCACGTCCAGCGGTCCCTTGATTAATCCTTTCCAGATTAACATCGGCTCTTAATAAAGCTATATCTTCTTGTGAATCTATTTTATCTCGAGCTAGTTCTAGTTTATTCTCTTCCTTACCTTCTTCAAACTCTTGTCTAACTGCAAATTCACCAGCCTTACGCTCAATGTCCATGGCCTTGATGTCTAGTTCCTTTGCACGTAGTTCAACTAAAGGATCTACCTGACCTTCAGGAGGTGGCATAAGGGCAGACATAACTTCTTGGGTGTATTGAGCGATTAACTGAGCTACTTTAGCCTCAACATCCATAGGTTCTGGTTGCATTCCCATTTCCGCTGCTTGTTGACCTTTTATAGTCATTTCCGCCATTGCCACACCTCTAGCTTTAAGCGCTATATGCTCACATAAATGAGCTTGTAGAAGGCCAAATATAGCTGGGGTAGTAGAAGGTATAGGCGTCATCATAAAGGCTATGTGCGCTTGAATATGAGCGTCATGATCCTGTGTAGGAAAGGCTTGAAGCATTTCCTGTATCACAGATCGTGCATTCTCAATACCTGGATCTACAGGTTGAGGAGCAGTTGGTGGGGGTAACACTGCTTCTATGTTTTGAACGCCTATCGCCTCGTATATACGCTTATAAGCCTCATACATGTTGTGCATTTGAGGATTAGTTTGGGCAAGCTCTAGTTGAGTCTGGGCTAAAGCCAATCTTTGCGACATTGAAAATATATTTGGGTCCGAAACAGGAATTACATCAATACGGTCATCGAAATCAGCTTGTTTTATGCTGGCATCCGCTCCATGGACGTTATAAGGGTACATTGGAGGCAGTGATTCAGCAAATATTCTTGCCAACATCTTAAATTCTTGTTTTTGAGCGTAGTGCATACGTTTATGTATGGCTGACATAACTTTAGAACCACGTTCAAGCAGTGCAACAGTGGTTCCAACCGCTGCGCCTTGATTTCCATCACCTACTTGAAGGTCTGCAATGGCCGCGAATCGTCTTCCAGCATCTACAACAAAACCTAGTAGTTGCATTAATGTCTGGCTTGGTTCTTTGTAGGGTAACGGGAGGATGCTGTCTCTAAGAGCGCCACCAGGAACATCAATATCGCGAAACTCACCAGGAGAAAGAGGTTCATCAGCATCACGAATCCTAATACCCCTAGCTTTAAAGCCAGCAGGAAGGTTAGCGAGAGTACCTGCATCGATTAATTGCCTCAAAATAGAAGTTGCAGAGCGACCTAGCCCTCCAATCATGTGTAAAAGCCCAAAACCATAAAATCCTAGGCCGGGAAGGAACTTATAATGAGTAAAATATTGTATTTTTTTGTAATATTCGTCATTTTCAGCCCAGTTTCGTCTAATTGACAGTATTTTTGAGCTTCCTTCGTCCAATGTGACAATATAAGGTAACTTAATACCTGTCATTTCGCCATCTAAAGGGTTTTTATGCTCAAAACCTTTTAAATCAAGGTCTATATGCATCTCTAATAAGGTGCAATCGTCACTATCAGAAGTTTTAGAGATACCCATAAGGTTTCTCTCTTTCTCACGAAGCTCATCCTCTATTTCATAGGGCTGTAACTCTATATCTCTGTAGAATCCGGCAGCCTGAAACTTACGAACAGAGTTCTCAGACATACGGGTAACGTGCGTGATACGAGATGCGGAGTATAAATCAGTCGCATTATATGGAACAACCAAGTCATCGGCTGCCACAAATCGAGAAACAGCACGATCTAGTATGTCATCAAAATATGTTTTCTTAAAAGCACTTCCAGCAAGGGGAAGATAAAACAACAAACGATCCATCTCTGGATCAAATTCTTCCATAACATTAGTTATCTGGTAATTCATAAAATCTGAAACACGTTGTGACTGAGCTTCAACCTCTGGTGTAATCGCACCAAGTATTAACGTTCTGACGGGACCAGAAGCTGGAAGTAATTCTTTATAAGCTTGTGCTTGAAATTGTGTAACAGCTTCGGCAATAACTGGATGGGTAACACCACTTGAACCTCTAAATGGTTCTTCTCTGTCTTCGTATTTAACACCTAGTAAATCTAACCCACTACGATAAGCGTCTTCCCACTCATCACGGCTAGTTTTATCATCCTCATAATAATCGATAAGTTCTGAAGAAATATCCATTAAATCACGTTCGTCTAAGAGTTCCGCTAGATTAGCATCTTGGTCAGCCATCAACTCTTCTTGGACCATCTCTTCAAAGCCTAAAACAACAGAACCATCTTCTTCCTCAGTAATGTCTGTCGGCTCCTCAATAACCTCAATCTCTTCCGAATATAAATCGTTTACCATTCCATCAAGATTTTTCTCAAGATCATCAGGAACACCTTGAGCGGGCATTGCGCCATCAATAAGAGATATGGGTGTATCAGCCATTATTTACTCACTTTCTTAAATTTTTCAAAAGTACGGAGGCCGCCCAATCCCAACATGCCCATCAGAACAGGCATCATTTCTCCTAGATCCATTCTAGGAAGTTCTACAAGATAACCTGTTTGAGCTAATATAAAAACTAAAATTGGTTGAACCACGTATGAATAACATAGTGCAATACCACAAGACCATCCAATAAAGGGACGCCAGCCCGCAACAAACACACTTCTATGGCCAGCTTCCGTTTTATTTATGTCTAGCTGCGCTAAATCAATTTTTGCCAAACTGTTGGTAAGTTGTTTTTTAATATCGCGTTCTGCTTTCGCCCTTTTTTCTTTGTCTTCGGGTAAAAACCTTCCTACAACATCCGTAACGGCAGGAAGAACTGCTGTAATCAATCCCATCATGTTTAACACCATCTTTTGTTATCTATACGTTGTACCACATTTAATTTTATAAGCCAAGTTTTCACTCTTTTATACTGGGGTGTGAACCATTATGCATTTTTTTTAATGTGGTAACATCATTTAACGCAGTTGTTAGCTCCGCCCTTATTGTAGCTATTTCCCTTGCGGCCTTATCTCGTTCAGTAGGGGATAACATACTTGCAAGCACGCTCACTCGTTGATCTGTCAACTCTGCCTTGTCCACTCGAGTATCCAAGACGCGAAGGCGCTTTTCTACATCGGCCAAAACCTCTTGAATGCTTTTTACTTGATAACGGACCACGGCAAATGCACCTGCAAGACTGGCAAAAGTGGA